GCCGTAACTGGCTCAATTATGTGCTCTGTCCACTTTCGGAGACAGAGACGTGCGAAGCAGGCGACCAAGCCTGCTCCCGCAATTGAGCGAGGAGCCAGATGGCTCACAACATCACTGTTGTGAGTTTTGTGAGACGCAATTCGTTGCATCTCACACCAGCCCGGTGTAGTGGTGTTTTCTATCACACGACTACAGACACGCCAAGCTTGATACTCAAAACGCTGAAGGTGACGGTTGTACCGCCGTTTCAGTTTTAGCTTTGAGTTTGCTTGACGAGCCGTTTTACGGGGGTCAATAAATGTGGGACTGCCTACTACTGTATCACTGTAATAGGTGGTGCGGACCGATTGGATACGATCGCGCAAGTAGTCCCCACTGTTGAACATCCCACGATCGTAGAAGCCATTGACAGAGGCAACGTACGAGACGTAGGACATACCGGCTAAATGATTACACCATAACCTCTTCAATCGAAGAGGGGTTACTACGACGCCTTTAAAAGCGTCGAGCCCGCAGGATTCCCTAAAGGATCCGGCGACACAACACTTCCCCTCATTGAACACGAGTCCAAAGAGAGGAAGGAATTGGCGTACCGCAGCTTGGCAAGCGTGAGGCACGATGATGTCATCACCATATACAAACACTGAACTGAGGATGCTTTTTAACGGCATTTCAGGGTGAATGTATCGAATACTTGCTACGGATAAGGCCCAAAAACATAGGGCCTCTACTGGGAAGCACGTGGCTGATCCCATAGGTGCGAACTTCTGAAGTTCGACTATCCGACCACAAGGAAGCTTCGTGGCAGAACTCCGCGCGGCGTATAACGCCGCATACCAGTTATCAGGAAACAAGTCCCTGACTAAGGTAAGCGAAACTCTGTCACTAGCATCCTTCATATCGAGCGTAACCCAACTGTCCGAGGTTTTAGACCCGGCCAACGCAAGGGATCGGTTAACTTCTTGATTAGTGAAGTTAACACGGCCTTTTGTAAAGGGATGTTCCTCTATGGCGTCAACGATGACGCTGAGGAGGCCCTGTTGGATCCATTGGTACTCCAATGGTTCGCAAGATATCAAACGAGGCCCCCGACTGTCCTTTGGAACCAGAACCACCTTCGCGGTGCCTGATTCCAGAGTTTCGAGGGCATTGAACTGGTGAAGGTCATCGCATAGGTGGGTTGGGTTGTAATAAAACCAAGACGCATAGTCGAATACTCGAGCAAGTCGCTCGTAGTATCGCTTGAATATTGGTTTCTCACTTCCTTTCTCACCGGTTGCGACGGACCCTGGACCGTGGCGGGGGTTGAACCCACTGCCAAGAGGATCAACGGCTCCCAGGACTCTGCACACAAGGTTGCGTGCCATCCTGAGGATCGTCTTTCCAACGTCCGAGGAGTGGTTGGCTGCGAAGCTAACCATTTCCTTATCAGTATCAATGAATGATTGCAATGTTCTATTGTTATCATTTTCGTTTGGTGGAAGCTCTAACTTGTAATATAGATAGAGCAATTGGCGCAAATACAATAGCGCACACGGGGACGCATCGCTGCGTTCCCGACCCGAATCGTCGAATATCTGTGTTAGAAGTGTCCCCATAAAGGCGGGTATCTTCGTACCACGGGCAAGTTTAAAGCCCGTGATATTGAGCACAGAACCGGTCGCCAAAGCAATATCAATAGCTTTGGCGAATCGAGGAAGGGTTTTCGTGAGAAAACCTATTCCCTCGCGGTGCGCGCGATTGGAGATCTCTCTCCAGTCGCGCGTAAACTCACGCTTCGAGTATGTTTCAGATGCACTAGCCCAGTCAAGTAGGCCAGCGTGTAACAATCCGGTGTAGAATTTAATATCTTCCGCACCGAATGAGCTTTTCATGTTTTCCTTCATTGGAAAGCATTCTCAGCCTGCACTTAGCTTACTTAACTGTCCCTCTCACATCACAAACAAGGGCTGGAAAGCCCATGTCAAGACTACCTGTGGTAGAGATGTCGCCCAGCCCAGAAGGCCAGGTAACACATGCCACAGATGATCTCAACACAGACCGCCAACACAATAGCACCAGCAACACTTAGCTTATTCATAACGTTTCTAATGTTAGGATTTGCTTTGGGTTGAGGAGGTTGTTACATCTCCTGGTTCAGAATCTGCGCGAAGGCACCGGACGTCAACATGACGTCGCAAATGGCCCCGAACATATTCGTGATGATAGCGTCAGTAATTGCCCCATCTGATTGGACAGGGCGATCAATGACGTTATACACTGAAGCCGAAGGAATGATCCCGCCGGTATCGGCGAGGTCCTTCGTCAAGTCCTGGTAGTTAGCCCGGACTGTGCTGCGGATACGCGCTGCGAAACCTTTACCAGTCACCTGATGCCCAATTAAGAGCGTCTGGGGGGTGGTATTGGCTGTAGCAGCGATACGCCGCAATAGTTGGTTTGCTATTTGAGTGGCTACTTGATTGTAGACCTTACTCCCGAGAGCACCCGGAAGGGTGAGACTGGCGTGGTTGTCCACAACAGTTAAGTTTGCGCTAAGCATAGGTTATGTTATCTATGTTGATGTGAACTTCGAAAGAGCAAGGAGTCTTTGTGACCCATTGAATCGAAGGGTGACTAACTCAACCCTTCGTCCGAGGACGAAAGTGATATTTAGTCGTATTAAGCCCGCGTATCCTAGAAAGTAACAGACTGCCTGAGAGGGCAATCTGTCTCAATTTTGGAGCACGTGCGACAATCGTGGATAGTGAAGGGTCTGCCTTCACACGATTGTAATAGCTACGAACGCCCCTATACACAGTGAAGTGAGTGTACCCAGGGTTGGGTACATCACGTTGGAAGATTGAATCTTCCGTAGGAGCTCCATGAGCAGCCAGTATGGAATTGAATCCACTAAAGCTGCCCACGTCGCTCATGTATAGGTTAATTGCGCTCTCACTGGCGTATCCATACGAATGGATGAAGCCACCAGATACGACGCGAATCGGATAGTTGTTCCGTGCGAAAGAATGCAGGAACGATGACACATCGACGATCCAATCGATGACGAAAGAGAACGGAATCGCATCCCATACAATACCGGGGTCCAGACGGACTCCAAGGGTATCGAGGTGGGTAGCTATCTGCTCTTCCAGATCCGACATGTGATCCAGCGTATAAACATAACGCCAAGTCGCATGGTAAGTAGGAAGCCGACTCCACCTGGCTAAGTAGACAGGCTGGATCGGGTCTCTCCTACCCGACGAGTTGACATTGCCATCATTGTTTACATTGGAAGGCCACCCGAAGGTGCCCCCAATGGTCAACGGCGACCAGTCATACGTCGGTAACGTGCCATCAGAGTTAGGGATAACTCTCGTATAGTGGCGCGTTATCACTTTGCCCTCGAACGCCTTAAGACGAGCTAACTTCCCTGAGAGGGTAGTCAATTCATCATAGAACTTAACAAGGTCCCCGACAAAGGGGACCGTCCCAAACGTAGTACCAAGCGCTGCTCCATTGAGTCGCGATATGAGCTCTTTTGTGAATTCTTTCCTACCCTTGCGGGTGGAAAGTGCACGAAGAGCGTCACGTCGCTGGAGCACTCGCTTAACACTAGGTCCAGGGTTCATGTGCTTGAGATCTTTCAACTCAAGAACGAAGTTAACTAATGAGTTTCCTTCGTCAAGCCTCGGATACATGAATGCAAGCGCCTGATCGGCGTAATCATCCATATCAATATCCGGAGCCGCACGAACGCCAAGCGACGCCGCTATGTAACCCGAATTGAGGTTCGCTAAATACAAGTTTGATGAACTTGCATTCAGCGACCTTATCGGCATAGTCGGTGCGTAGAACCTATTGAGCTGCATTGTATGCAAGCAGTTGTTGAACTGCAAGCCACGACTATAAAGCCTCTGTTTTTTGAACTTAGGCTTCCGCGAGGTGTAAACCCTGCGCAATCGGTGCCGCCCCTTACGGGGAAAGTGCCGGTTGTTAGTTGCGCCCATGTGAAACTTGGAAGTAACACTAGGGAGCTCTGCAGATTCGTCCTCAATGATTTCCTCGAAGCGAGGATAGGAGGCCGAATCAACCCACCAAGAGTTATGCCTAATTGCGGGGTTATCAAGTGGGGAGAGGGCAACTTCCTGGCGTTTCCACGCTAGGTCATTGCTCTTATCCCACCCAAATTCCGCAATGTCAACATAGGTATCTTGGAGTTCTATTCTGGTGCGTCTAGACATATTCGTAAGCAACACTCACGCCACGACG